CTATTCTGGATTATTGTCTGGCGGCAGTGCCTGTGGTTGGATTTGGTGGCGCTCGAATATAGCTATTGCTCTTGCGTTCGAGAGCTTAAAGCTTCCATCATCAATGATACAGTTTTGCACCCCTCCGAGTTTGCCATCAAAGAATAACGGTATATCAGGAGGGTTGTCGGCAAGCCAGTTAAAAAGCCGCTCGATTTCTTTGTTCGACATAATTGCTTTCCTCTAGATCATCCAGAAAACTGCACACATCAATTTAACCTTACAACTATAAAATGCAAGAGCCGATTAATAAAACGCACAGCAATCTGACGTCATGGACTAAAGCGATCTGCGGCCTTATTTCACCTTGAGATTCTTGACGGAATGCGACCGCTGCTCGTCCAGCGAGTTGTAGTAGGTATTTTGGGTAGTGCTCAGGCTGTTATGTCGTAGGTCAGCCTGCAAGTCCTTCATATCTCGATACGGAGCGTCGAAGGTTGCGGATGTATGCCGCAGCCAATGCAGCGAGGCGGATCGAAGATTATCAATCTCATCCTCGCTCCGGCCTTCGGTCGTCATTTTAGCCAACGCTCTGTCGAACACCTGTTGGAGCAGCAGCCGGACATGTCGGCCCGAAAGTCCGCCACGGCCAGCCAAAGTTGTCAGAAGCGGATAGGTTTCGTGTGGTGAGGGCAGGGGGCTCAACCCCAGATGTCGGCGATACCGGCGCAGGTATGTATCAACGTAGTCATCCCGCACGCTGATCTTAGCGGCCTTGTTGCCTTTTCCTACGACATGGAACCACCAGTTCCCAGAGCTATCACGCCGAAAATCGCCCATGCCGGGCTCCCAGTTGTCGCGGCCTACCAAGTCTGAAACGCGAAGGTACATTGCAAATAAGGTGGTCAACACGAACAGCGTTCGCTCATGATCGACATCTTCATCAGCCATCTGCTCAGCGGTTTCGATTACGTAATCCCATTGCAGATGGGAGAGGGCGCGTCCAGACACGTCTTGTGTATTGCGCTGCTTGTATATCGACTTCTGTTTCACTGCGCGGAACGGATTAGCCTCAGTGATGCCTTCGTCCATTACGTACTGAAAAAAACTGCCATTTACCGCGAACACTTGAGCGACTGAACCTTGCGCCATTTTGTAGTTCCCAGTCGGTGGCGGCTCCAGCAGATGCTTTTGGCGTTTAGGCACGGTTTGGCTAAAAGGCCGCCAGGCTGGATTCACGTGGAAGGTTTTGCCTTCGGTGCCGTGCGCCCCGGGACTGGCCAGAAACCGTGATTTCACCACAGGCCCAATCCAGGCTTCCGGAGGCCGTAGGCAGAATTCCATGAACTGTTCGGCATCGCTGCGGCGCAACTCGAGTAACGGCTTCTTGGCCACGAGCAACGACCAGAGCAACAGGCGCTCAACGTGCGTGCGATACGAATTGAACGTGGCTTCGTTTCCAGCGTACGACTTCAGAAAACCACGCACGGCCAAGTATCCTTCGCGCGCATTGGTGGCTGCCGGAGTGCTCTCTAAAAAACCGATGACCGCAGGAAGCTCCTGGCTTAACTGATGAAAGTTCAGCTCAACGAAACGACGGTAACTTTCAAACAGCGGCTGCGGAACAGACGGCATGGATTTTAACCTGGCAAGCGGAAGATCTGGCGGAACGGAGAATATCCGGGTCTGGGCATTATCGGATATCCAAAAGGGCTAGATGCGCCCTCGACGACATAACTCAACTAAATAGATATTTAGTTGAGTTAGCCACCAAAATGATTTGCATCAGATGGGTGAATGCTAGCTACAGCGCTTTTTAAAAGCAAGGTACGACGTCCAACAAAAATGTTGGTACATATAGGGCCAAGCCGCCTAAATTGACGAAGGCCGCTCCGTAAGTGAAGGAGCGAGACTCATCAGTCCGGTGGTTAAAAACGTTTTTAAATAAATGTACTTTTTATGGGTTTGTCCGGTGTTTAAATGCGCTTCCATTTTGGTTTGGGGCCAAGTGCAGCCGGGGTTAGCGGCCAATTAAGTGAGCTTTGGGGTGATTAAATAACTAAAGCTGGTTCTTTGTTCGGAGGTTAAACCTGATAACTCTCAACCATTTCAAGTTTGTTCGGTAATAAAAAATTATATATTGCGCTCTGTGAGCCTCGCTGGCTGGGAGTCTTTCGTTGAGTTCTATAAAATCCGTATGGCTGCCATGGCAAAAGATATGGTTTTGTTCGGTAAATCGACAATATCGGACCTTAGAAAGCTGTTTGTCAGCCACGTGTTGACAGTCGATGCCTCATAGATGCAAATTTTCGTCGCCTTTTCAGCTTATCTGGAGCAACCAAGATGCACCCGTCACAGTAGTTCGGTGATTTAAAACTTTTCGATAGATCCATGGCTTTTTCCGGCACTTAGCTATTTTTAGTAGTGCAGAACTGCCACGGCCCTTGTACCACGGGGGGACTAGCAAAACGGTTTATTATCACCAACCCCCTAGGTTTTCGCAGGGGGTCCGTGTAAAAGCTATAGGCAAGAATAGAATCTCGTAGATAAGTCTTTGATTTTAATTGAGTTCGGTGAATAGATACGATTTGGTTCGGAGGTTGGGTGTTCCCGACAGCAAATCAGACTTTTAATCTGACCACCAGAGCCCCCAGCCCCGTATAGTGCGGTACGCATAATTTCTGTGACGTTATGGTAGCTTTGCCGTCGTGATCGACGAATTTAGCGTCGGGATAATCGCGAAGCCCCGGCGCTGAATTTAGCCATAACGTCCATTATGCGAGGCTCATCAACTCTAAAAATGAACCCGGTAGCACGGTAAAGAAATCTTTCCTTTAAGTGCTTAAAACGGCGTTAAGCACAATAAATCTTTACCTTATTGGTTCAGGGTTCATCGTTATTCTTCTGCGGGGTCTCTCCATCAGTCCCATCAGAAGTTCCACCGTGGAACTTTATGGTCACCGATTGCAACTCAAGGTCTTTGTGACTGCTCACGAGCTCTTATCTATGTGCGTTTCTGTAGCGATTTTTGATGCGTTCGGTACCTTGCTTAAGATTGGTCAAGGCTCTCACCCTTACCGGAAAATCATCAGGCTTGGAATCGATCAAGGTCGACGACCTGGTAGTCGTGACTCGGAGGATTTGCTAACCCTTCCTTTAGGCCTAAGGGAGGCTGCTGAGCATTTTGGCATTAGGGTTGAGCCTGCCATGATGATTCAGCTCGAATCGGATCTGGAGAGGGAACTGGCCACTATTGAGGCCTATCGTGACGGAGTTTCTGCAATTAAAACGCTTCAGTCCGCGGGGTTAAAGGTTGTCGTTTGCTCCAATCTCGCGAAGCCATATGCGTCGGCCGTTGAGCGACTTTATCCAGGTTTGAATGGCTACACTTACAGCTTTGCTGTTGGTGCTGTTAAGCCCTCTGTCGAGATTTATCACCATGCCTTGAATTCGGTTTCTGCCACCCCGAACGAAGCTTGCATGATTGGTGATTCACAAATTTTTGACTGCGATACGCCGGCAATCTTTGGTATCCAGGGTTTTTATTTGGATCGCAAAGGTGGTGCCGGCTATGCGACGTTGGATTTGTTTGCAGATGCGATCTTGTTAACCAGGTAACCGATTAGGTCAGTCTTTGTTCGTGAGGGTGGGACAGCTTTTTCGTCCCGCGCTCTCGAGCGAAGAGCGGGTGGTAGGGCGGAGCCTTACGGCTTTTTCTTCTGATTTCCACAAGGTTCCAGGCTGGAACTTCACGTCTCCTCCTCGCTAAGCCAGCCGTTTGGGTTTCCTGCTAGTGGACCTAGCGGCTCCAAACTCTTTTCAGGGTTCCTAAGAGATTCCAATAGCTTGGCATCCAAGTCATTGATGGGTATTTCCATCTCTTTCCCCTCAACTGGCTTATCTGGCATCGCTTTTTCTCTTTTTCCATCGCTACCAGGTACTGCTGGCTGAAAAGTTCCAGCGTGGAACTTTTGATGGCTACCAGGCCGCATTTTTTAGTGATTCGATGCTGTTGAGTGTGCCTTGCAGATCTGCAAGGCCACCCTGAGAGATTACTTCTAGCGGCGTTTTCCCGTTAAAAAAGGTGTTGTCGTTTTTCATGCTTGGGAAGGCATACAGATTTTTGGGATTTTCAAACACTGTGCGTAAAGCTGCGTGGATGTTCAGCACCATGCTGATGCGCTGTAACTGATTTTTGTCCAGGTCCGTAGCTGATTCTTCGTCGTCCTGATTTTCGCCCTTATAGATGCTGCCAGATACCTTCAAGACGGCCTCAATCTGTTCTTCTGAGGCTTGCCATTTTTTCAGGATCTTCACTGCTGTTCGTAGCGCAGTGGCGTTTCGATTTTCTTGCTGCATATCGATTCTCTGGCTTGTCCGGGAGCGAAGCGGGTGGGGGTGCTGTTACACCCCCACTTTGGTATGGTTTTCCATACTTTTAAAGCCTGTCAAATTTCCTGCCTTTCTTGGCATCTTGTGTTTTACACCCACATCACCGTGGTTTCCCACGGTCGGTGAAATAGTCTTCGAGCTCCAAGCTCGAAAGCACACCGCTAACTATGTTGCGAGCCATCGGTTTAACGGAATCGGGTAAATCACTGAATCTTCGAAACAAAGCTTTCATGTCTTCTGCGACGTCACGCTCGCTCCCTTCAAGCAGGATCTCGTCTGTCGTGCACTTAAAAAGGATCGCCATGCTCACTACTTTGTCACCTGGTGGAGCATTTTTATCCTTTTCCCAGCCCGCGACGGTGTTCTCACCGCTGCCTATGGCTTCGGCCAGAGCCTTTTGAGTGAGACCTTGCCTCTCTCTTTTGATCCGGATGTTTTCTCCGATGCTCATTTCTGTGTGTACCAAGTAACTTTGATCGGCCAAATCTAACACCTGTATATTTATCCATCCCGAAATTATGTGGTTTCACCGCGAAATTCTGGTTGCGACTCAAGCACCATATATCGTAGGCTATCATTCTAATTTAGTGGCTTGACAGGTTTTTGGATGTTCATCGATTGGCTCACGATTTCGCAGGAGCACGACCACGATCTACCGATCGTTGGCAACATTGTGCACCTGACGATTGACGAGAATACCAATCAGGTTTTGAGCACCAGTCGTCCCCGTTTTAAGCATGAGGGTAGTTTTTCCACGTCGGTCACTATTCATATCCAGGGCCGAAAAATCCGAGTTGAGGGAAATCCTAGTCGGGTAGGGCGGTTGGACAACTTGTTTGGACACGCGACCATCGAACAATGTGTTTCGGTCTACAACGGATTGCTGCGTGAATACGGTCTTCCTGGCTTTACTCGTTGCACCCGACTTGATATTCGCCAGGGTGTTTCAGGTGCCAAATCAGGTGACAGAGTTGCTGATGGTGCAAAGATTGAACGCATCGATCTGACCACCAACTTTGCATTGGGGGAGGGCAACGTACTTGCTTATTTGCGTGGCGTTTCTAGTCAACGAATTGGCCACTCCATCGGTCACTTGTACTCGAATGGTCGTACTGTTGATTGGACTCCTAAGGGCAATGGAAAAGGCGGTCGTCTTCAATATCGTAAAGCCTATGACAAAGCCTTTGAGATGGAGCTAAACAGTCTTCCTAAGATGAAGCGTGTTTTTGGTGAGTCTTCGGAAGAGTACAAATATGTTAAGCGGGTTAGAGATTACTGCGCACAAGAAGGCGTGGTCCGCTTGGAACAAGAGCTAAAAAGCGAATTCTTACAGCGTGAAGCCCTTTGCTATTGGGGCTTATTTGATGAAAGGCGTTTGGCCGAACTCCACAGTGAGTTTCTCAAAATAGATGAAAAGTTAAAGGTGACAGCCATGGATATTGTGAGCATTGCTGAGCAATTGGTTGCTGAGGGTCATTGCAGTAGTCTTCGTTCTGCCCGTACCACGGCTAGCTACGCCCTTGAATGGATGTCTGGCACATCCAATATCGACTTTACAAAGTCCCAGGTTAAAACCCACGCGGCATTGCTTAATCGTATTGGCATAAATATACGAAACGCGTGTGACACAAGCCGTTTTGCTCCCGTTTTTGTTCGTCAATGTCGTGAAGTCTCAAAGTCTGCTCTAGCCGTGCCTGTCTGGTATCAGCGCGCTAACCATCTTCAGCAGGTCGCAGCATGAGAACGGTCGACTTCCAAGGTACACAACTCTCTTCTGGCCAGCGTCGTCGCCTTGCTGATCAGAAAAGGGTTATGGCCTCAATGCCCAATGTAATTGCTCAACAAGTTGCTGAGACGCTCAAGCTTTTAGAAGTCCGTAAAGAGCAGGGTGTGAAGCCTGAACGTATTTGGTTTATAGAGCGTCAAGAATCGGGAACAACCTCTGTTGCTGAATGGATGGGTTTTTAATGAATCGTGACACCTATCAAAGTCTTAGATTTGCCGTAGAAACGGAGTTCGTAAATGCTCTCAACGACCCTCACTATGATGAACGCGCTGGGGTTAATAGTCTTATGCGTTTGTTTCTATCTGCACTGGCTGAGCAGGAAGTAGCTCGTCAGCGATCGGCACGAAAATTTAAAACATTCAGGCGCAACCCTGAATCTATAGCGCCTAGTTGGGCATATCGTAAGCCCGGCACCGTTCCAGGCTTTCCAACACTGAGATAAGGGCATTACATGTCTAATGTTATCGTAGTTGAAGTAACCGGCAATCACCGCAGTGGTACTGCTGCCAAATCTGGCAAGCCTTATTGCATGTTTGAGGCATATGCTCACTTGCCAAATATTCCCTATCCACAGAAGTGCACTTTTTATGCTGAGACTCCCCAGCAGGTTCCTCAGCCAGGGAAGTATGAGTGTGATGTCATTGCACAAGTGCGTGATGATCGACTTATCTTTGAAGTAGATCCTCGTCAAGGTCGTCGCATTAGTACTGGTGCTCCACAAGTAGGTGCAGCTAAGACCGCCTGAGGGTTAAACCCTAATGTCTGATTTTGTTCGCTGTAACGGCGAGCTTAAAACTGAGGGTGGTTATCCTCAGTGTTCAGGGTCCTGGGAGGCTGTTCAAGTTCAGTCTCCTTTTGATCCTTCACAGCTAGATCCAATAATGTTGGGTCAGGCTTTCGGCGCCGGATTCACTTTGGTAGCAACTTTCATGGTTCTTTCCATGGGTATTCGTGCGTTTCTTAATTTCATCAAAACAAGTTGAGGCTTATATGCTTAAAAAAATTGGTAAAAAAAGCGCTGCTGTTGTTTTTTTCTCTGCTGCAATTTCAGCTAATGCTTTTGCAGCAGGTGCGGCCTGGGATTACTCCACGCTTACGACCGGTATTGATTTCTCCGCTATTGGAGTTGGTGTTTTAGCGGTAGCTGCGCTTCTTGCAGCAGTTTATGCAGGCATTCGAGGTGCAAAAATCGTTCTTGGCTTCCTCAAAAGCTCTTAAGTTCTTGTGCTGAATTAAGGGCTCCTTTGGGGTCCTTTTTTTTAAGGAGATTCTAGTGGATCAGCTCTATTACTTTTCAATGTTCGCCATTGGCTCAAGCTGTGCCTTTGCTGTTTTCTGGGGGTGGTAATATGAGAACTTTTATTTTGGCTATTTGCGCTATCTTCGGTGCTCTTTGTTTTAATAATGCTTTTTCCGCCGATACTAAAAAATATTCTTGTAATACTTCCGTATCTTCTCCCGGTGTACCTGATTTTTGCCCTGATAAATCCTTTAAATTCCTGTCCCCTGAGGAAGCTGCTGAGTCTGTTACTGCTTCCAAAAAAGCCTATTGGAAATCACAGATGGGCACTAACTACTACTCCTATTCTTCTCAATATCCAACGTGCACTCAGACAATAAACTACTATGAGTTCACCTGTACTTGGAATGCAAACTTAAAATATTATCAGTCTGGTCAATTGATTGAGACTGGTTATAAAGCTGATTATGTAACTGTTTGGCGGCAGCATGACTGTGAGCCGACTACTATTCTCAAAGGTTCTACCGGGTCTGTTATTACCAATGAGTCCGATGGTAAGCGCTATGTTTTATCTCGTTCGCCAGGTGAAAGCGTATGCGCAAATTCCTGCAACTATGGTGTTAAGAATAGCAGCAAATGCTATTTGACTATCGGTTCTGAAACAGAGGGCTTTTGCAATTATAATTATGCTATTAAAGTCGTTGATGGATCCGAATCGTGTGCTAATTCTGACACTAACATTAAACCTGCAGAAATTGGCGACGAGTTAAGTGATAAGTGCCCTCAGGGATACGAATTCGCGAATGGCTCCAAAATGTGTACTCCTGTTCCTTGTCTTGAGGGTTTTGAACGCCTAGATGGTAGCGAAACCTGTACTCCGATACCTCAGCAGCCAGGCAGCGGTGGAGCCAATCCTGGCGGTGGTGACGGTAGCGCTAATCCTGGTGGCGGTACTAATCCAGGTGGAGGCGATGGCGGCACGAACCCTGGTGACGGTGGTTCTAATCCTGGCGAAGGCAGCACTAACCCGGGTGGAGGCGATGGTGGAACCAACCCTGGCGGCGGCGGTGGTTCTAATCCTGGTGGTGGCGATGGTGGAACTAACCCCGGGGCTTCTGATGGTGATGAGCCCTTTGTTTCACCAGGTCCTCTCAATCTTTCTGCTTCTGTATCTGGCCGTGGTGAAAAAGTTAAAACTCAGATTTTGGATATGAAACAGAAAATGGTTTCCTCTGATACTTTTACTACCGCTAAATCTGCCTTTAGTGGTTCTTCCCATTCAGCAGCTGTTTGCCCAGTGGGTTCTGTTTTGCTTTTTGGTAAAGATATTGTTTTTGACAGTCATTGCAAGCTATTCGACTTGATCGCTCCTATTTTGAAAGCTGTTTTCATGGCAATTTGGTCATTTCTTGCTATTCGCATTGTTCTTTCTGCTTGAGGTGAATTATGTTATCGGCGCTTGCTTCTTGGTTTAAATCAATTTTTGAGCAGTTAGCTACGTGGCTTATCGATGTTGTCTTTATGGTTTTTGGTTGGCTTTGGGATGCTTTAGTTTTACTTCTTGACTCTCTTGGTTTGGCTGATCAGATCCGCACTTCAGCAACTGCTTTTGATTCGATACCTGATTCAGTTTGGTATTTTATGAACTTCTTTCAAATACAGTTTGGCTTAGGTATTGTTATTGTTTCCTACCTTATACGATTTATGATTCGTCGAATTCCGGTGATCGGCTAATGAATATTCGTGTTTGTGCTGCTAAGCCAGGATATGGATCGTGTTTTTTCTTTGTCGGGCCTTTTGCTTCTCACTCCTCCAGTTTCGTATTTCCACACAGCTTTAAACGTAGTTTCCCGGTGTTTTTTTAATGGCTATTCATGCATATGTTGGTAAGCCGGGTCATGGGAAGACCTATAGTGTTGTTGAACGGGTGGTTATTCCTTCGCTCAAACAAGGTCGTCATGTTGTAACTAATATTCCGTTGAGCGCTGACGATTTATTGACCGATTTTGGTGGCACTATCCAGCAGCTTCCGGCGGATTGGGCGTTACTTTCTGATTTGGCTGAGTATGTTTGTAATGGTTGTGTTTTGATTATTGACGAAGCATGGCGTCGCTGGCCCGAGGGGCAGAAGTCAAATCAGGCTAACCCTTGGGATAAAAAACTATTAGCTGAGCATCGTCATATGGTCGATGCTAAAAATAACTCTATGCGAATAGTTATTGTCACTCAGGATCTTTCCCAGATTCCTAGTTGGGCAAGAACTCTTATCGAAACTACTTTTCGGGTTTCAAAAATTTCAAAAAAAGTATATCGCGTTGATGTTTACACAGGCGTTGTTACTGGTGATAGACCACCCAAATCAAAACTTATTCGTCAATTCCCTGGTGTTTTTGATAAAGGAATCCAGAGGTATTATAAATCAGCTACTCATTCTGCAACGGGAGAGGTTGGAGATGAGTCTGTTGCCGATAAAAGTGCGTCGCTTTTGCGCTCATATGGCTTATGGGCATTGATCGTTATTCTTGTAGTAGGTCTTCTTGTTGGTGTTATTGGCATCAAAAGCTATTTCGGCAAACCGCCTATTCCAGTCCAGGTGCATCATGATCTTCCCGTCCTGAATACTAATCAACCTCAAGTTTCTAAGCCTGCTCCTATTCCACCGCTTATTATTTATTCACAGTTGTGGAGGTTAACTGGCTTTGTTCATCCTTCTCAACCTGATCCAAATGAAAAGCGCGACTCTTCTGTTGCCGTTTTAATCGATAGCGCCGGTCGTACTCGTTACATATCATTTTCATATTGTCGTTATTTCTCGGATTTTAAAGATGCTTATTGCGAAGTAGATGGGGAGCGAGTAACTACCTGGACATCACAGAAGTCCTCATTTGCTATGCCTCCTATTATTGGAGGCTTAGGCGGTGGGGCAGCTCAGCGTAGCGCAAGCAGCCCATCCGGCTAAGCCAACCTTAGGTATACTTATGAAGATTCTGTGCTCCGTCTTTTTTACTCTATTAGTTTTCCTGAGCTTTCCTGCTCTTTCCGATGATGCAAGGATGAATTTTGATTTTGATTCGATACCTTCAAAAACAGCACTTCAGCTAATTGCGGACTTTTCTCGTTTAAACTTAATTGGTGCTGATGACATTGACGGCACTATTACAATGAGAATGAAATCTGTCACTTGGCAAAAAGCTTTAGAGTTTGTTGCGAAAACAAAGAATCTTCATTATGAAATTGACGATGATGTCTTATACGTTTCTCATGATCCAAAGTATTTTGAGGGGCTTGATTCACCTTTGCCATTGAAAAGGGACGACAATAAAAATACGATTTTCAATGTAAAACATATGCTTGCTTCTGAGGCCATCGCAGGGTTTCCGATTTTTTCTAAAGATTTCAATCAAGAATCCCTTGCTGCAAATGACGCTTCTGGAGTCGTTTTGGCTCGCCTTTCCCCATCCAGGCTCGAAGAGCTGGCCATGTATTTACATGCTGTGGATTTTCCTCGGTCTCAGGTAATGATTGAAGCGAGGATAGTTGAGGTTGATCGTTCGTTTTCCAAACAACTTGGTGTTAACTGGGCTGGCACCATTAAGGCTGGGAATTTTGTAGGCAAAACTGCTGGTACCTTCGTTGATGCAGGTGCATTGCCTCTCACCGGCGGTGTTGGCTTTGTTTCTAGCTCTGCGATGCTGGATCTTGAGTTAGCGGCGATGGAGAAGGGGGGTTATGGAAAGGTGATCTCTCGACCAAATGTTTTTGCTCGTGATAAGCAACAAGCCCGAATCGTAAAAGGTACCGAGGTCCCTTATCAGCAGACTGCAGGGCAGGGGGCTACTTCTACCTCATTTAAGGAGGCTGCGCTTTCTCTGGATGTGACTCCGTTTATCGATGACACCGGTGTAAGGCTCGACATCAAGCTTGCCAAGGATGAGCCTGATTTTTCTAACGCGCTCAATGGTGTTCCGCCGATTAAAACGGTCTCTCTGTCCTCAAATGTTCGCGTTAAACTCGGTGACACAGTTGCGCTTGGTGGTGTGTATTCGACTATCGAGACAACCCAGGAGCATCGAGTCCCTGGTCTCGCTTCGATACCGTTTCTCGGGCGAATTTTCTGCTACGAAACACAGTCAACGTCCACGGCTGAGCTTATCCTTTTCATCACACCGACTCTGGTTCCTGTGCAGGACGTTGCCCAAGCCATGCAAGTTCGTAAAAATCGCTAACTCAGTTATAACTAAACTAAATAGTCATTTAGTTGAGTTAATACTTTTGGTTATTATGTTTTTTGGCTAGGGCGGTTACAGTGCGCTTCGGGTTCGAAGGATAGCGAGGGCAACATGACAATCTCTATAACTATTGATAGCTGTGCATGGAATTTCTTTTTCGACAATGAGTATGACCTTTGCGCCGAATTACCTCCTGAGAGATTTTCCTTGTTCATCACCAGGGAGGTTGAATTAGAGCTGGATCAGATCCCCGACGAGTCCCAGGGTGTTGATAAGCGTCTCTTGAAGGAGTACATCCGCAGAAGCATTCAGGTTCGTAATGTTGAAACCAGCTGCTTCTTTGGGTTTTCTGAGGCAAACGTCCCCGGGGAGCCTGCTCGTTATGGCGGCTTTGGCCAAGGCACCTTCGAATCCGACATTGAGCGAGATTGGCGTCAGCGCGAGGAGACTCAGCGTTTTCTCCGTGGCAGTACTAAGCGTGCATCCACGGTCCTGGGCCCAAATGAAGCTGATGTTTCTCTGGCTGTGGCCTCACTGAGTTCGGTTCTGATCACGGTTGACCAGAAGAAAGGTGCAAGGCTAGGTAAGAAAGGCCCAATCCATGATGCGGCTACCAATGGCGGCTTTGTCGTGTATGTCCAGGACGTTCAGAGCAGTGGCTTGGCATTGGCCGAGTTCATCGAAAAGCATTTTGCTGTGTCTGATGGAACGCTACGGCCTGTAGAGGCCGTGTGA